CCTAATTCTAGGGTACATTTCTTAAAATCATTTAATCCAACATTCCATTCAATAACATTTTCCATGACAATATTTAGTGGTTAAAAAAAGTATCTAAATAATAGCATATTTTAAATTTATGCTAAATATGAATAACACTACCCAAGGCTAAAATGCTACACTTCATTAAAGACATCACACACAAACTATTAGATTTTATTAAAGACGATCCAGTAAGACCTGAAATCTCAGCCGATTTTAGAGTTAGTAATGGACGATTAGTTGCCGCATTAACTGATGAATCGGAAGATAATCCGGACGCTATGGTATGTGTTAGTTTCCATGATTTTATTCCAGAAAATGTAAAAGATTTGGATAATACTACACAAGTACCTACAACCGCAGTATTCTATACAATATGGAGTTATAAAGCAGGTAAAGGTGCTGAATTATTATATAGAGCGGTTAAGGGTATTCAGGAACAATATCCTAGTGTTAATAGATTTGTAACATTAAGTCCTAAAACTAATATGGCTAGAAGATTTCATTTACGTAATGGAGCTATTGTTTTTAGAGAGAATATAGAAACAATTAATTATGAATATACACCGATAGTAAATACAGATAATAACTCGGAGAATAATAATGAGCAAAGAGAATCTATTAATAGTTAAAGAAGTAGAAGATGAAGATCCGGAAATGTGGCAATTTGAACATAGTGCCATTATCGCATCAGAATTCATTAATGATGTATTATTAAATCAATTAGATAAATTTGAACTTGATAATGACGATGATACTTATATATATGGTATTGCTAGTCATGGTTTATTTGTTTCATTAATAGCACGTTTAGGTGAAATGGGATATACCGAAAAAGAATTACGTAAAGAAATTAAGACTTGGCTTAATACTAGTGTAGGCCAAGTTGTTCACTAATACTTAAGTATTACATTTTTTACAAACAAAAGTACTCATTTAGTCACCTCAGGTGCTTCAAAATCGCTAGAATATACAGGAATACATACTGATACACTTCTAGCGGTTTTTGCCAATATTTGACAATAAATGGGTTTTCATGTACAATACTAACATGAACTCAAAAATCGCCCGTAAACGTAGAACAGATCGTAATCAAGTGTTATACTATATTCAAGATACAGTAACACAGGAGTACTACATTGGTTTAACTGCTATGTGCTTTGCAGGTAATGTTCGTAAGACACTAGTCCGTCGTATGCAAAAACATATGCAACGGGCCATGACTGAAAACAAAACTTGGGGTTTGTCACGTGCCCTGCGTGAGTATGGTGCTGAACGTTTTGTATTCGGTACCTTAGAAATTGTTCGAGGCAAGCGTCCTGCTCATGCCCGTGAAACAGAATTGATTAACACATTGCAACCAGCATTAAACACATTTGGAGTAAAATAATGAATCAAAAAATTCAAGATTTGATGTATCATTCAGGACTAACTGCACAAGGATGCTGGGATGAAATGGATGATTATGATAAACAGGCTATTGAAAAGTTTGCCGAGTTGATTGTTAAGGAATGTATGAATGTTTTAGATCCAGGTGGTCATCAATTGATAGCACGGTTCCACACAAGACAATGGTTGTCAGAACATTTTGGAGTAAAATGAAATTAAACGATATATTACAATGGGTTGGGGCAGTATTCATTATTGTTGGCCATATCTGTAATGCCATTGGACCTGATGCACATCCCTACAACATTGTAGCATTTACATTAGGTACAATTATGTTTTTGACTTGGACAATACGTGTAAAGAACAATCCGCAATTGGTAGTGAACGTGGTAGCAATAGTTACTTGTTTAATTGGATTAGTGAACGCTTGGAGATAATATGAACAAATTAGTTAGAGATGGAATGGTTGCTGTATTATACAGCCCGGGATTTGGTGCAGGCTGGTCCACTTGGAACCCTACAATGCCTGAACTTATTTTTGAACCTGCTATAGCACAATTTGTATTGGACGAAAAGTTTGATGAACTACGAACATATGTGGCATTGAAGTATCCTGAAATATACGATGGTGGTCTGATGGACTTAGAAGTTGCTTGGGTACCTGAAGGCATTGAGTTTAAAATCAATGAGTATGATGGAGCCGAATCGGTTGAAGCAAAAGAAGATATAGATTGGTTTACGGCATAAGTAATGTATTATTGAGGGCTGATTAATGAATAAAAAGATTAAAGACCTTGCCAAAGATGCTGGCTTTGTTACTTGGGCTAATGAACCGCATGGTCCGGGCCCGGGCAATATTGATTGGTCTAGTTCCTATGATAAAGAACTAGAAAAGTTTTATGAAATAGTGGTACGTGAGTGTGCCAAAGAAGTTAAAGATGTATATAAACAAGGTGGCGGTACTTATGCTGAAACTATTTTGAAAAAAATGAATGTTAAAATCAAATGATACTTTATATAACTAACAAAGCTCGTACGGTCTTTTTACCCTACGAAGAAGGTATGATTGAATGGTTACAAGAAAAGTATCCCTTCAGTCAATATAGAATAGAAGAATATGAAAAGTAAAGAAGAAATCATAACTGAGATGTGCTATGCATATAGACAGGATTATGATTTAAATAAAGATCCGGATAGTCCATCATGGTGTGCAGGGATGACGCCAGAAGAACGTACGGGATTGTATAATACAATGTCTAACATTTATGAAAATAATATTGAACCATTGCTTAAACAAAACGGAGAAAAGAAATGACAGAAGATAATAGAGTTGAAGTTGAATTAGATTTAGATGAACATGAAATATACCTGCTAGCCATGGAAGCACACAAGCGTGATATTACACTAAATAAAATGATAGAGGGTATTTTACAAGAGGTAGTTGACAAACATAAAGTCAACGGAACACTAGTAAATGAATGATATTTTTTATGGAATTTTTAATTGGATCAAAGATGATTACCGTACTCATCCTTTTAGGTTTGGCATTGAGTTGCTTGCTTGGGGCATTTCAATTGGCTGTTCGATTACCATGGCTCTCACAGTCCCCAATCCGCCTTTACTTACTTTGTACCCTATTTGGATCATCGGCTGTGGTCTCTATGCTTGGGCTAGTTTTACTAGGAAATCTTTTGGGATGCTGGCTAACTACTTGCTACTTGTAACAATTGATAGTGTAGGATTAATAAGGATGTTAACGTGATAAACAAATTAGAACAATATAAAAAGTATTTTGCCTTTACTGGTACTAGTACTCGTAGTGAATATTGGGGTGTATATTTAATTAGTTGGGCCCTACTAGGTCTTACTAGTTCATTGGCTTTTATGATATTTGTACTAAGCTTACCCTTTACCATTGTCGTAATAGGATTACTTGGGTGGATTATTTCACTAGCAATATTATGTGTAGGTAGTGTACTATCATGTTGGTTATGGATTGCAACCACAATTAGGCGTTGTAATGATGCTGGAATCAATCCTTGGTTTGCTATTACTGTACTGTTACCTCCACCTTTTGGCACTATCCCTGTCGTTGTGTTTGGGTGCTTGAACCAGGATACAACTGCCAAAAGTTGACATAAATACGTTTCCTGTGCTATAATACGTATTATGAAACGAAAAATCTTATCATTCACTATTGAACAGCCCAAACATCGGGCTCATAAAGTGTTGTTTTCTAGCAACACTCCGTTCAAACCTAAGGTCGTACTATCCAAAAAAGGTATGTACGTTCGTAAACCCAAGCATCCAAACAGCACCGAAATTTGACAACAAATGGTTTTGGCGCTATAATAGAGTCTTATTCAGTCAAAAGGAGTTCAAATGAACATCAAGCAAATTAATACTGCTATCATGCAGGGTGACTTTACTAATGAAGATTTGGTTAGTATTGGCGATGCTATTCGTTTTGCACGTGCCCAACTAGTGGTACGAAACAAATCGGCATTAACAATTGGATCCAATGTGAAATTTACTAGTTCAACACGTGGTACAATATCCGGTGTTGTAAAGAAAATCAATCGTAAATTTATTATTGTAGATCAGACCGGACAGTTCCGTAGTTGGAGAGTGCCCGCTAACATGTTGGAGGTTGTATGAGTTATTTTGTTGTAATTGTAATTGTCATTGCCCTCGTTGCAATTGGCCCGTTATTGACTATTTGGTCACTGAATGTGTTGTTCCCGTTATTAGCTATTAAGTACTCATTAGAGTCCTGGTTAGCTATAGTGATTTTGGGTGGTTTATTTAATATTAGGAAAGCAAAATGAGTGATTTAGAAATTGATATCATGGAAATGTTGGAAAAAGGTACACACCCTGCAACTATTTCCGCTGTATTAGAAGTGCCTGTAACCTGGGTCTATGACGTGTCCGATTCCGTTAAGAATAGGGAAGTGTTTAGCCCGTTCAAAACTGTCAACTCCTAAATTTGACAATAAATGGTCTTTCTGCTACAATAGATACTTAGACAGTTAAATAAAGGACTTCAAGATGTATAAAGCAAATGGCTATTTATTTCGTAATGTAGAAGCACTAGGTGAATACTTAAAGATTCATTCTGGAAAAGACATTGTTGTCACCTATGTAACCGAGTATTTTCTTGGTGACCCGATGGAACAATAATTTGACAATAAATGGATTTGGTGCTATAATAGAATCTTAAACAGTAAACAAAAGGACTAACAAATGGCTTACATGAATCAGGAACGCAAAGCAAAGATTACACAAGCACTTAAGCCTATCTTGGCTAAGTACAAAGTTAAAGGATCTTTGTCAGTTCGCAATCATATGACTATTGTTCTGACCCTCAAATCGGGTGCTATTGACTTTATTGGAAATAGCAACAAGGTTTGCGGCAATGACCACTATCAAGTGGCTCGTGGTTTCAAACCCAACACAAATGGTTACGATCAGGTAAATCAATATTGGTTTCAGGATCACTATGATGGTGTTGCTAAGGAATTTTTAACCGAGGCTTTTCAAGCATTAAAAGCGGCCGATTGGTTTGACGAATCGGACGCAATGACAGACTATTTTAATACAGCATACTATGTTGACGTTAATATTGGTAAATGGAATAAATCTTACATTTTGGAGAAATAAATTATGGTTAAAATTAAAATGAAACCAATCAAGGGTTTTAAAGACTATCATATCACAGAAACCGGAGAACTGTATTCTACTAAGCGAGGAGAACCTACCAAGCTTAAGCCGAATGTCTTTCAGGGATATGAACGGGTTAAACTGTCATCAGTTGATGGTGGTATACATAATACTACTATTCATCGGCTAGTGGCAGAAACATATTTGAGAAAGCCTAAAAATAAAAACATTGTCAATCATATTGATGGTGTTAAAAACAACAACAATGTCTCTAATTTAGAATGGACTGACCATCGTGGCAATATGAAGCACTATGGCGAGAAACTAGAAAAGGGATATCGTGCTAAACGAGGCAAGGTTAAACAGGACCTTGAAAAAGCCAAGCAAACTATTCTGAATTTGGCTTATGACTTGTATTCTAAAACGCAAACTCCTGAGGAGTTTGTAAAGTTGTATGGTGCTACCCACAACTTGTAAAATAATGGGTAACACAATGGTTGACAATAAATGGCTATTGTGTTATCATTATAACAGTGCTGAGTGATATCAGTACATTTTTAACTTAGCTTTTTAATTAAAGGAAACATATGGCTAATTCTAATCAAACTTTCAAAGTCGCTGGTATTACTATTCACAATGGTAACGCTAAAGTTCGTTTCACAGATGACATGGTCCGTCGTATCAAGCAATTCACTAAAGGTGGTGCTAGTCGTGTGGAATTTGTTGAGCTACCTTCAGAAATGACAAAAGTAGAAGCATTAAAATATCTTGCTACTCTATCTGAGTTTGCTAATGCAAGTGATCAGGCAACTATTGCTGATACACTTGAAGATAAAACTAAAGAGGCAAGTAAAGGTGAAGTTAAAGTAAAAGCTTCTAAAACAAAGCCTAGCATTGACGCTATCAAAGCACGTGCTAAAAAAGCAAAAGTGTCCGCAGAAGATATTCTTGCGGCAGTTGAAGACGCTCCATTCTAATTAACAGGGCTTAGGCCCTTATACTATGAACTTAAATCTATCTACATTCCGTCGCTCGTTTAATCCTCGTAGAGAATTTAATCCTGCAGATAAAAAAGATTTGCTAGAATTTAAATTCTTTAAGAAGAATGGTAAATGGAAAACAGGGTGTCCATTCTTTTTAGAGGATCCGTTTGTTGAGATTCCAGCAATGTGTGAAAGTAAATTCACAAACTATATGCTAGAGAAGATGAAATAAAAAAGCCCCTTAATTGGGGCTTTTTATTGGATACTTAAATTAATTAAGCATTAGGTGC